TAGTCATCATCAGCATGGACATTGGCCCCAGCATCCAGTAAGAGCCTGACCACTTCAGTATAGCCATTTTCACTTGCCTTTACAAGGGCTTGGTCCTGTTCTTTTTGGTCCAGTTTGGCCAAATCACCTATGACTTGGTCTTGAGACTTTGGCCTTAGGACACTGCCTGACGACTCTAGAGTTGGGTAGAAGGACTCATCCATTCGGCTCCTAAGGAGCTCAATTGTGTCTGCATAACCTTTATGCCTCATCCACCTAAAGTCGTTGTCATTAATTTTTTTGGCATCAGCGCCAGCGTCAATCAAGAGTTTAACAACCTCTGTATGACCATTTCTAACAGCCCACCTAATGGCATTCCCATTATCCGCGTCAACATCTACAGATCCATGCTTTAACAGCAGTTTAATAATGTCAATATTTTGGTATAGGCATGCATATTGGAAACTTTTGTTTAGATCTTCCTTTGGAATATTCTTAACATTATGTATGATGTACTCCACAACAGGCAGGATCCCTCGTGTGCTAGAGTATTTCAAACAGTAGTTATCATCTTCAGTTATGTCAGCACCATTCTCTACCAGTAACTTGATGATGGATATATCAGGCTTTACACTTGATATGGACTCAACTGCTCCAAGTATGGCCCTATTGTTCATATATGTGACTAGTTTTTGACGCTCCTTGATACTACCACAATTTGATAGAAGAAGTTTTAGGATTTCTATGTTACCTGCCACACAAGCTTTGTAAAAGCCCAATCCTTCTTTATTATGAATAAGTTGTTTTTTATCATTCCCGGCATACTTTATCATGATGTGTATAGCATCAATATTGCCACGTAGACAGGCTTCATTAAAACATGCCCCATTATCATCAAGTGGGCTAACTCCACTTGACAGCACAGCCTCTAGAGCAACTTTATCACCTGTTTTATAGGACTTCATTAGTAGCATTGCCCTGCTATCTTTATCCATATCAGGAATACTAGATGAAATTGATTTTGAAATGTCACTATAAGCTTTTGGGGCAAGTAATGCCTCATCTAAATCTTCAAATGATGGGTAGAAGTTATCGTTGTTCATGCTATACAAATGTTATATATTCAACTTTCATTGTAAAATCATGTGGGTTGAAAACATAGAATCCATCCACAAGGTTCTTGTTCTGGCAGTCATTCTCACAATCCTCTGCCGTTATCCATATGTAGACCTCTCCAACCTTTTTCCACTGACCAGTAGCAGTTACTAATGCCAAGTAGTCTCCAGCACTCATCGTTTCATCTGTACTGTGCCCACTCATACCAGTGTCAATCCTTTTCCTCTTCTGTACAAAGTACAAAGAAGTGTCTTGTACTATGTCAAATACACACCCGATAGAAGGGTCAACCATTACAGTTCTTGACGAAACGTCCTCTACATTATCTAGAGTACAGTTATAGAGAGTACACCCGTTGACTATTGAATTTCTAATTGTACAGTTGTACAGTGAAGAATCAGTTATGCTGGTGTTATTGATTGATGAATCCCATATAGTTGATCCTGATATTGTAACTACCCCCATTGATGGGTCATCTACATACTCATAAACTGGGCCAAATGATGGGTCATTGTATACTAACAACCTATATGTGTTAGTCCAAGATCCTACAATTGTTGAGTTGACTACATTAGAATTGTTGTTTATGATAGACCCTATCACTTGTGAACTACTCAATGAGCTATCACTGAAAATGGTGTCATATGATGCGGTACCATTCATTATAGAACCCGATACAGACACATTTTGGGTTGATGTACTACTTAGTGTAGATGCAAATACAGATGCATCCTTAATACTAGAGTCTGATATAACTGATGTGTACACCACGCCTCCGTTTATTAATGACCACATTGTTGGACTCGATACAACTTCACATTGCGCACACTGTATGTTTGACATGGATGTGCCCACAATAATAGTATTCAGTACATCAGAATTAGTCATATCACAGTTAGATGAGATCATCCCAACCATGTACACATCATCCATAACAGTAGAGTACATTGAACAATCAAATAAGTTAGACCCTGAAATACTCGAATCTGATACTATACATGAGTAAACCCCATATTGATCTAGAATGGATCCATCTATTGTTAGGTCATAAATATCTACCAATGTAGATCGTTGGCCTACTGATACATCCCCAACATTGACAGTTATAGAAGGCCTATTTCCAATGGATGTTGACGGATCATACTCTATTGATAATCGTGTTGATACATCTGCATCAAAATCAAGAAGAACAGGATTGTACTCAACCGCATAGTCTGATGCATGGTTAAGGTAGAACCATTTGTCGCACTCAGCAAAATCATCAATGTAGTACCCTCTTACCGCAATCCCCTGCATGGCTGTATTTGGGTACTTTGCATATAGTACACTTACTGATGGATCTTCTGGCAGTTCATACTTAGGGGCGTTGGCACCTTTTGGGAAAGGCGATGCTGCGTTTTGTGAAGCATCTATAATGGATATGGCAACATTGGACACTTGGAAATCATACCCAGGAACTGTCCCTATGAAACTGAATATGCTAGGCTCATAAAGGCTACCAACCCTTATACCATACTTATCCATGGCTATATCAGCAGCATTCTCAATATTTACGTTTTGAGTGTAGTTACCGCTAACATCAAAAGACGTAGTTGTAAAACTAAAGTTCTTGTAGTAGTTTATTGAAAAGTCTAACTGCATGAAGTATGGGTTTAATGCTGCATTCGTACTTGTCAATGAAGGCATAAGGAACCCTTGGACTCTATGGCACAGACCCTTTGTCAATCCTGGAATAAATATTACCTCTCCTGGGCCAACTATAACCTGCTGTTTATTGAATGCAGTCACAGGAATATGCATACCAGTAAAATCAAGAAGACTTATGATATTACTACCTTTTATAACGGCCAACCCCTTTTGGTCCCATGTTAAGTACTGCTCATCAGCATTTCCTGGGCATGGAGAAAGACCTGGATTTATATAATCATTTGATGGGTTGTTAAATAGATCTATCATGTTGGGAATTTTATTTTTATTTATTTATTCGTGGTTAAATTCGAGATATTCCCATGATAGTACTCAAAAAGAAGGAGGATTTTACTCCTCCTTATCAGTGTCATATGTCTCACATTCCCATACCGGCGTCGTGACCCCGTACTTCTTATCGAACTCAAATAGGTCATTCGCTATAGGACAGTTATTGCTGTCGTTAGGTTTAAAATGTTTACACCCTTTCCAACATAGACAATGGTCCCTGTGTAATCCTAGTAAATGTGCCTGAACGGACATCTGCTTTCCAAATTTTTTAGTTGTTGTTATCATAGTTTATCCCAAGTTTTTCTGTTTCCAGATGGTATGCCTGTTTTCTTAGGGATGACTTTTACATCAACCACTTCAACACCATCTTTTATAGTTCCTGCAAATGTGTTATCTTGAGGTTCATTAGAGGCGTTTGGGTCACTTGAAACGTCATCACTGTTTGGTACTACATTTTTTTCTTGAACATTCTCCTGGAGGCTTTTAATTAATTCTTCACCCTTAGAAGGCTTTCTGATTTCTTCTAGAAGTTTTTCTGGGGTTTCTTCTTGCTTAGGGACCGGAGATCTCCCCAAACCTTCGCCGGTCCCTACACTTTTTTTGGTGTAGGTTCCTTTAAAGGGTCAGTGTGGGAGTACATTCCTTTGACAAAGACATTATGGTCTTCATCAACAAACTCCTTCATTAGATGCCATCTAGGTATTTTATTCCTCGGCTCCTTTACTTCTGTTTTTTTCGGTTTCTTTACGGCAGACCTTGGTTTTTTAACCTTTCGCGGTTCTTCTTTCACCTCTTCTACTATAGGCTGTTCTGTACGCTCTTCTTGTTGTACCTGGTCTACTAGTTCAACATGTTTTGGAATTACCGCAATTTCATCATCTAAAGCGTTCAACGGCTTTTTTGATAGGTCGATAATAATAGGCTCTTGTATTACTTCTGTTTTTGCATTAATACCTCTTGTAAAATTACTAGAGTCCAATTTATCATACTCTTCTTTAATCTTATCAATATTGACCTCTTCAGTTTTTTCCAAACGTTTCTTTACTTCATTCTCTATAATCTCTTCAATTCTACGCTCTTCATCTTCTTGGTTGGTTTGCTGTTGTGGAGTTTCACTATCCTTCTCTACCTGTTCACTATTCTCTGACATCATCTTGATGTTCTCAGCTACAAGTGCAGTCATACCTAACGCAACTAATGGAAGTAAAGCACCTGATATCCATGAAATAATAACCTGGTACATCTCAGCATTTTCTGCCTGTACTCCTATCAATATTGATTTTTGCCAGTATGTCCAGTCATCAGTCCCTGATTTTACCATAAACTTGAATGATGCATACACGTTGGCAGTCACCTGTAGGGCGGTTAACAGTATCATAAGTGCCCATGGTAACAGTTTATCCTTATTCTTGGTCATTAAGATGGAAAAGAGGACTGCGCTCTGCCCCAATTCATAGGTAACACCTAAAAGAACTGCTAAACCATATGTATTGGCTAAATTAAAAAATGTAATACTATGTAACGTACTAACAAATCCCACACAAACATAGAGTGCAAAAAAAGTTATAATTAACCCCCAATAAATGAATTTGTTGTTTAGTCTAAAATTAGAAAAATTCATATTTTTTAGTTTATATATTTTATACAGTAATAATGAAAAGTTTTTATGCGACATGAATATATAAAATAAAGCAGCCGCATGAAAATTAATTATGTATATGTTACTACAAACTTAATTAATGGTAAAAAGTACGTAGGCGAGCATTCTACGAATGATATTAATGATGGTTACCTTGGCAGTGGATATAATTTATTCAGAGCTATTAAGAAATATGGAAAACATAACTTTGAGAAAAAAATTTTAGAATTTTGTGAGTCAAAACAAATTGCGTTTGAATTGCAGGAAAAGTATATTAATGAGTATGATAGTTTAAGTCCTAATGGATATAATATAAGCCCTAAAGGCGGGCATAATGTTAAAAACTGTTTTTCTGAAATTTCTAAAGAGAAAATAAGTAAAGCAAATAAGGGAAAAACCCCTTGGTTAGGAAAACACCATTCATCTGAGTCTAAAATAAAAATTTCTAACGGGGGGAAAGGCCGTGTTGCGTGGAATAAAGGTCGAAAATCATCTGATGAAGAAAGAAAACGGAATAGTGAGGCGCACAAAGGACAAATTGCTTGGAACAAAGGCGTTCCAATGAAAGCAGAAACTATAGAAAAATTAAGAAAACCAAAATCTGAAGAACATAAACAAAAATTAAGAAAACCAAAATCTGAAGAGGGCAAATCTAATATCAGAAACGCAGCAAGAACATTTGAGTCTAGACAAAAAAGATCACTTAACAATAAAGGCAAAAAACGTACAAATGAAACTAAACAAAAAATATCGATTGCTGCTAAAAATAGAAAGCCAATTTCGGATGAAACTAGAAAAAAAATGTCAGAATCACAAAAAAAGAGATTTAATAAAATTAAATCTCTATAATTTATGTTTACTTATTTTCCTTTTCAGCTCCTTTTACTACTACTGTTGTGTTGGCCTTCATTTTCTCTGCTGTACTCTGTACAGCATTTGCTCTTTCAGTTGCAGATTTAACACGTTCACTCGCTAGTTTTAGTTCAAAGTTTAATCTTTTAATACTGTCTTGAGCAGTTTCGTTCTTTGATTTTAGCGAGTCAACTGTTTGTGCGTGCTTTTTATCCATTGTGTTTATTTTAGCCCCTCTGTTACAGCTTTGTACTGTCTTAAACACAAATAGTACTGCTAGCACTATTGCAACCCATTTAATGTTCTTCTCAATTCTTAGTTCCATAAGGTATTTTTGTCTATATATTTAATGTTTTATATAAACTACTAGGGCCTTGGTTTTACAAGGCCCTAATTTTTATTCTTGATTTTCACCTTCGTCAAGGTCTTGACCATCACCAAGGTCTTCACCTTGGTCAATAGAGTCTTCCATTTCCAAGTAGAACCCTTGTGCCATTGCACCCCATCTCTGTTGAAGGAACTCAATGTTCTTTAGGGTATTTCTTGCCTCTTCAACCTTTGATCCAACTGCGTTGAATACATTTGCGTATAGATCATACTCTTTCTCGAAGTCAATTGCCGATTGAAGACCCATTCCGGATGGAGATGACAGGATGAAGAATATGAACTCAAGCGCTTGGTATCCTACTTCTAACCCTTTGTCCTTTGACCCTTTGAATAGGGTTTCTGCAGCTGTTAGCTCTTCAGTTAGTTTGATAATCCCCATCCAAGCCTCTTTTTCCCATCGAAACCTATTCATTAGGAAATGCTTGATGTAGTCTGTGAATGTTTGCGCATCAGCCTTTTCGCCAATTGTGTACTTCGATGTTTGCCATTCCTTTACAGCTGCCTCAAATTCTTGTTTGGCCTGTTCAATTTCTTCTTCTGATGGCTTATTAGTTGAAGCGTCTATAGAGATCTTCTCTAGCTCATCCTTGAGATCATTCGCGTTGTTGATTTCTAATTCCATATGTTTTAAGTTAATTGTTCAAATAAAAATCCCTGGTTATTTTTTATATGCCACTGTTTAACTAGTTTGGAGAATTCATTCTTTTGCTCCTCTAGTTCTAAACCCTCACATACTATTTCCTGTAATAAGTAACTTTTTGTGTTAACTGCAAGGATGGACGCCTTTTGTACTTTCACATCCTTATCCTTTAGCATTTCCTCTATTGCAAGTGCATACGCCCCTAACTGTCGTTTGTACACCAACTCCTTTATGGAGCCCTTTTGTATAGGTTTACTAACAGTCTTGAAGTCAGTCACAACTCGCCCTACCCCCTTTTCATTGTAGAATACATCAGTCTTTCCCCTAAAAAATAACGTCTGAGAGTATAGACTCAACTCTGTTCCTATTAGGTCTATGTACGCGTTGGCGTAGTCTGAATGGTAGAAGCTAAAGAACATTTCTCTTCCCTTATCAATACGGTCCATTGGTACTCCTTCTTTTTCAAGAAGAGCTGGTGTGACTTGTTGTGTATGCCTAAGGGCAGACGTAGGGTCCTTTGTAGCCGCTAGATCCTTTAAGAAATTCTCTATAAAAGCATGCATAGAGGTTCCCCTATGCCAAGCTGCTTCAGTGATCTGTTTGGCCTTTTCCTCACCTACTTCCTCTACAAATTTTAAGTAATCAGGGTCAACTATCATATCGCCTAGGACTGTAGTAACTCCAGGTACTCTCAAGGGGTAATACGCAGTAGGATTTCCATAAAAATCCTTTAACCACTTGACTTTTTTAATGTTAAAGTTCTCCATTAGATGGGTTGTGCAATGCTTGTGATCTTGTGAATTAGGTCATACTTTAGGGTTAACCATATAATTGCCCCTATGACAATGGACCTAGATAGTACCCACCATAATGATAGACCATTAAATGCAAACCTATACATGACGCCGTATACTCTTGTTGGTTCATTGTCCTCATCATAGAACTGACTGAACTCTGGGACAATGTACTCAGCAAATTGTAGTTGTTCATCAAAGTACCTATGGACAGGCGCAAGCATTTCAACTATCCTCATTCGTTTTATCTCCTCAGGCAACTGCATGTCCTCCTCAGGAAGTACAACGGGAAGGTAGACAACATAGAAAAAGTTATGCTTCATCTTGAATGCATTCCATTTAGACTTAGGGTTTGCTTTTTCCCTATTTATAGTACGTATCCAGTCAATGTAGTTCTGGATATCCTTTACCACCATCCAAATGGTCCATTTTTTGGGGTTCAAACTAATCATGTTCTTCTTGGTAAGCTTCAATTAACTCAGGGTACTTCCTACATAGGTTATCCGCAACATCTTGCCTTGCTTTTCTTAGTCGGGTCTTAACCGTGTTAAGGTTCCAGTTAAGTATCTCAGCTATGTCTTGTAGTTGTTTTTTATTCACCTCTCTTTCAAAGATAACAGTTTTATAAGGTTCTTCTAACTGCTGTATCTCATTCAATGATAAATCGTAGAGGTGCTTAGTTAAGTCTTCGCCAGACGGTCCTATGCACTCAATGTCCATACTGAATGTACTAGAGTACACCTTTAATAACTTGGACTGGTTTGCTGACATCTGGTCATGTGATAGGTTACGTTTCATTATACGTAACTGTCCTAATGCTTCGTTCTTTGCAATTGCATATGCCCATGTTGAAAAATTCCAATGAGGGTCATACTGGTTTATTTTCTCCCATATACTCACAAATGTTTGGGATACTATTTCATTGCATAGATCCCTGTCTCCATTTGCATACTTACTCACAAATAGCATTAGACCAGGTTTTAACCTATTCATTAGTTCTTTAAAATCACTTTCTCCTCTTGTTTGGAGAAAGTTTATTGCTAAATTTTGTATTGATATTGTCTTCTTTGGCTTTGATTTTTCTTTGTGCATAGATGTACTATTAAGTGTTATTTTAAGTTCAAAGAACCTAAGTAGCCCCAAACTATTTGGGGCTACTTAGTTGATAGGCAATTACTCCTCTAAGATCTGCTCAACGTAGCTGTTAACATTCGTGAGAATGCCGGCTACTTGGATGTATGGGAAATTACCCAATACATTGATAATCTGTGTCAATGTATTATGGTCAATAACCTCTACATTGATAGCGTTCATAATGGCTGCGGTCTGGTTGAATGGGTAGTTCCCAATGGCCTTAATAACAGCGTCCTTGAACTCGGGTTTTACTCTGTAGGTTGGTACATAAGGTTTAGTTTCAACCTGTTGTGTTGCATCAATTTTCTTTTGATCGCTCATACTTAAAAGTTTTAGTTACTATTATATATCGATGTTTACTGAAAGTTTTTACTGTTTAGCTAAAATAATCCTGTCTGGCGTGTTAAGATTTTTTAAAAAAGTTAAGGTTCTGTTAAAACATACCCATCTGATTTTAACCTGCTCAAAGAGTCCTCCATATCTTTTGACAGTATAAGATGGCTATCCGTTATCTCACCTGATTTTCTCTTATATGTGACAACAGATATTAACCATTCATCAGGCAGGTCATCTGTCATGTACTCTACTACTAGAGGGGATCTTGGCTTTGTGAGCTTGTACAACTTCTTGTAGTCCTTGTACTTATCGAGTGTTTTTGGCATGCTATTAATTTATTGCATTTTCTAGCGTACTCTTGTACAGTTTAAAAATAGATTCAGGACTAAGTTGTTCCCCATTCATTATACCATCAACAACTACACAATCATAGTGAGATTTCATTGTGTCTAGGTATATTTCACGCACTCTTTTTTGGAAGTTTATGTCCTGCTCATGTACGTCTTTGGCGCCATTTAAGTACTCCCTGTTCTGTGCAGTATCCCTTTCTGCCATTCTCTTGGATGTTATATCAGTAGGAACATCCACCATGAATGTTATATCAGGGTATGGCAATCCTAGGAATGCAAACTCAAACTCAATGATCCAGTCCCTTAATTGGTCTACACTATCTTGCGGCACTTTCGCACATTGGTATGCAATGTTAGAGAAAACATAACGGTCGAGTAGGACAACATCATATTTTTCTAAAGCATCCTTTAGCTCTGGAAGAAATTTATACCTGTCCATCGCATATATATTGGCTACAAATAATGGGTCAACTTCATCGGCATTTCCAAATTCTCCCCTAAGGAATTTAGAAATAATCTCAGAGAACATGTTATGTCCATACATTGGGAAATGGTAATGAACGTGTTTTATGTTACGACTAGTTAAATACTTAGATATAATTTCTATCTGAGTACTTTTACCTCCCCCATCAATAGATTCTAAAACGATTAATTTTCCTCTCGCCATGTTTTTAATTTTTGTTTATACCTATCAGTAAATTCTAATTTTCCTTGCTCTATTAATAATAGTATGTCATTAAATGATAAAGTTTTGGCTGGGCATAACATTTTATATTTAAACCCTTTTTTCTTACAAAATTCTAAAGCTGCTAGCCTTTTTCGTCTATTTGTATCGCTGTTGTGCAATTTTTTGGGCTTTACCTCTACCATGTATTTTTCGTTTAGTATAAAATCAGGAAAATAGTTGGCATCGTCTCCTTTATAATCTATGTATGGAATCATGTACTTTCTTTTTTCTCCTGACTCCCAAGTAAACCCAAATCGTTCAATAACATTTACCATAAATGACAATTCAGTCAAACTTCTAAAATACCATCCGTTATACCATCCAGACCATCCGTTTCCTGAACCCTTTGGAGAAGGCTTTCCGTACATTGGATTATTTTTTCCTGATGTAGATAATGATATTTTACGTTTAATTTCTATTGATCGCTCTCCGTATAAATCAAAATAAGTTTTATTTTTTTGATTTATGGATGGATGCGTTCCGTGCCATTTTCCATTAAAATTTGGATTTTTCTCCCCTTTAGTTTGCTCTGAATGTTTTATTTTTATTAATAGTGCTTTTTCAGTACCGACTATTTCTTCAAGCGTTTTACCTTTATATTTTTCTACATATGACTTTCCTGCATTTATGTATTGTTTTCCTCGAATTCCTAGTTTGATTTGTTCTCTTTGTTTGCATCCTCTACATAAATTTAGGCCGTATTTTTTAATACCGTTAGATTGAGAATAAGGGGTACATTCCCATTCTTTAGAACAACGCTCACATATAACGAGAATTTTTTCACTCATAATTGTTGATTTTATTTATATATTAATCCAGTTGTGTCATTTCCTTCCAGTTTTGGATAAGTTGTAAAAAACCGCAAGGCTCGATAATCTTCATGGACTACCGAGCCTCGAATCCCCTTCTTCCGAATGGTAAGATGGGCTATTCCTTATTAATATACTTTGGCAATAACATTTTTGGTAAGTAGAATACCAACTTGTTGAATAGTATGCCTACAGAAAAGCACGCAAATAAATTCCAGTCCAATGAGAACACTGAGCATATACCATACCCATAGAAAAAAGACATCACGAATAGGTCAAAGAATACTAAGATACTATTGAATGTTGATATGGTTGCCTTTTCTTGTACTAGTTGCTTTGTTGGTTTGTCTTTTGCAGGAAGTGGCGAGCCGTTCTTGACAGCATTCAACCTATCACTTAGTGCAGTGTTACTTATCATAATGGTTACTTTTTATCAGTGGCTGTTTTTGCTTCTACTTTAATCTTTGGCTTCTGATCATTGCCCTCTTTCCCATCTTCGCTTTCATTCTTTGGTTTAGGGGCACTCTCGGGTTTAGATGTATTCTCAGGTTTTAGGTTACCTGCGTTGTCGTCAGTTTTTTTGCTCTCCCCACCAGGGAACTTAGTCTCAGGGAATGGAACTTTTTTCTCCCTAGATTGGTCTGAGTTACCATACATACCAGGTTTAAAATCGTTAACTGATTTTTGGTTGGTGTCCATATTATACCCAGGCTTGAACTCATGAGACGACATTTCAACTTTAACTTCAGTTTTTCCTCGCTGAAACTCCTTCTTCAACCAGTCATATGCCTTTCTTCCGTCCTCAGGAATGACCATGCCATCCTCAGGAACAGATTCTTGTTGTTCGTTGATTTTTCCTAGACTCTGTTCATCTACATTACTATGGAGCTTTCCAAGGTATTCATGAATGTTAAAACTTCCAGCTTTCATAAAGTAATATTTTTATTTATATATTCTTGCGTTTTAGTTGCTATTGTGATGTTTAAAGGATGTACACATAAGCTGTGCTCCTTTCAGCTTCAACCTCTTCCTTTGTTAAGACTGTGAATTCCATAATCATTTTTCTTTATATATTATGATTTTCGTAAAATTACTTGGTTGAGGGGCAGGTAGTACCTTAGGCTTATGACCTGTTACCACTTTGTTATTACACTTTTCTTTACCTTCTCTAACCATAAATACCTTGTTAATAATTTTTTTTCATATGATAAGTCCCATTTAATGTTGGCCGTTATTATTTTATGTAGTTATGTAAAAAAGTTTCATATTTTTTCAAAATTTATTTTAAGTTTCGAAAATGTGTTGTATATTTGCAGTAAATACTTTAACCTATGACAGATTCACAAAAACGTTACAAAGAGGTCTTAGATGCAATTTATGAAGATTGCCAAAGACAAGGCTCTATTAAGGCCATTTACAACTATGTTAAAACCTATGGTGTATCGCAAACCTTGGGTATTGCACTTCAACAACTATCCATTATGTCAAAAAATGGGCATACTTACACTTGGTTGTTAAGACGTCCTGACCATGCAATGGTACTTGAAGTGACAGGGTTCATCAATTCGTACGTGAACAAAAAGAAGGATAACACTACAACAGAAGTTTCACATTCTTCTGCTATTGCTGTTAACCTAGACGACCTTCTTACAGCTTTTGACATGCTGCCAAAGAAAATGTCGTTGTCAGAACGAAAGAGCATTGCTAAACAAATGGCAAACTGGAAAAATTCATAGTAAAGGGGTCATTTGACCCCTTTTTTTAGAATCCTAAATCTCCTCCGCCTGTTTCTTCTGGCTCTGTTCCAGTTTGAGTTTCTCCACCTTCAGCTTGTCCACCTCCTTCAAGCCCTGTTCCTCCTGCTTCTTCTCCACCAAAGCCTCCTAAGTCACCGAAGCCGCCGCCACCTCCTAAATCGCCACCTAGACCACCTCCTAGTCCACCTCCTAGTCCACCTTCAAGTCCTCCTGCTCCCTCTTGGTTCTTTGCTGCGTTTATTCTAGCGTATGCTGCAGCTAATTTTCGTATTTCATCTCGACGTTGGGTTTTGTACTTAATGTTCAATGCCATATCAGTATCGGTCAAACTCATAAACTTTTCAACCAAAAACTTAGCATCAAAGAAATTTTCTTCTCCTGGTGTGCCATCTGGGTTAACAGTTGGTTCTTTGATGTTCATTAATGTTGATATGGTATTTGCTGCTTTTTCTGCAAGCTCACGTTCCTTAGCCTCTGCGAATAGGTTTTCATCAACGAAGTCCAAACCAATAGCAGCCCTTAGTGATTCATCTTTATTAAATTCAGGATGCATTAAGACAAATTGCAACCACATAGGCTTAAGGACTATTTCCTGGAACATTGACCTAACCCTATTGACAAAGTTCTCAAACCTTATTTCTTCCCTTTGTATCTGTTCAGCACCTGATGTCCAAGTACTTGATGGTCCTGCTAAGTCACTAGAGAACCTTGACGCAGGAACTTTAGTTTCTACAATGAACCTTAACCAGAAGTACTTTAATGCATCTACATTTGACAGGTCATACCCCTGTGGTTGGAAGCCATCTATTTCAGTTTGCATACCATCCTTTGTAGGTATTATAAATGTCTTAGCAAATGGGAACTGAACCTGACCGTTATATGAAACTTCTCCAGACTGGTCATCTATTGTCAGTTCTTCCTTATACATACCCCTTAGTTCTGATAGTCTTGTACGTGCCTTTGACTCAGACTGTGTACCTATAGGAACCATAACCTTTACCCTCATCTGGGCATTCCAAACGTTCCATATTATACGTGAGTTCTCTAGGGTTCTCAACATGTTAAATGACCTAACAAGTCTTTCAACATATGAAAGTCTAGAAATAAAATTTCCCCTAGCCCATGATAGGTATATGATATTGGAGTCTAGTAGCTCCCTTTGTTTATGCGCATCACCCCTATACTGTACCCAAACACGGTACTCTTTTCCATCACGGTCCTTTCGTATCTCAGGCTCTATAGATATTGGATCTATTTCCTTAAATCCTATGATACTTTTAGCATCATTAGTGCCTTCACCATCATAGATTATTTCAAATGAAAGGAAACCGTCAATGAGAAATTTTTTCAAGTAGTGCCATGCATCGTGGCCTTTGTTAAAACCAAATGCAAAGTATACTTTTTTATAGGCTTCGTTCAGGTCATTGATGATGTCCTTTGCCTTTTCCTTCTTCAGTACAGCCTTAAGACCTTTAGTTGCTGGGTACGCAAAGTAGTTCTGGGAGTCCAGAATGATAGTTTCATCAGCTATGATCTCTAGAACGTGCTCAATTTCACCGTTCATGGCGAATTTTCGAAGGAAATCCCGTCTTGTTGGGTACTCCTTATCATAGAATGCAATGAACTCTTTTTGTCCAATATCAAGTCCTAGGTATTGACCCTGTTGGTAGAACCCATACAATGAGTCTACTTGGGCTTCTGCTATACCTACTGATTTGGATTGTTTTAACAGTTCATGGTCCCATGTCATCCCTAGCGATGCAAGGTACCTGATATTCTTTTGTATTCTTGATGCTATGCCTGTGTCTCTACTAAGGCTCCTTAGCGTAAATCCTGCCATTCCTCTACAATTTATTTTATATATTTATATAAACGTAGAGGGTAATAGTTCTACCTATACACTAATCCTCCGCATAACTTACATTGGAATGTGTCCTCTAGCACCCCTGTACACACTAGGTAGTACTCATGGCTACAGTTGGCTTGAATGATCTGGAGTTTTTCATTCAGCATATTTAGCTCATACTCACAATTTTCTATTAGTTTTTGAATGACAAGCGCCTCGATATTATTTACACCTTCGAATGGTTCATAGAAATATTTAGGTTGCTGCCGTTTACCCATAACTAGTTCTTTTGTAAAAACCTTATGATTTGTATGACCTGTTGTACATCTGTTATGGTGAACATAGTACCATTCCTAATGTGCTCTAAACCTTCTATTCTTCTTGTGGGCATCATAGTTATTACAACATACTTATCCCTCGAGTGTGAGTACAATAGATGAGTTCGCTTAACAGTTATTCTACCCCTTGATACATAGTACTCAGGAAACGCCTCTTTTATTGTCCTATCTATTGCCAGCGGTAATGGAAGTAGTTCTGTTGGTATTTTTTTGTTAAAGTAATATGTGAACTTATCCTCTAGGTGTTGTAACTGAACACCTACCCTCATCATGCAGGTGCCTTAGGTCATTAAGGACATCATCACATTTTTTTGGGTATAGAATGTCAATGGCTTTCATTTTGAAAGGTAGTAGTATTTATGGATTTCTTTTTGGTTCATTTCCCTAAATGCATCTAGAGGCTCGTAAAAAGGACTTGCATCTTTCACCATGCCATCTTTTAAAGTTTCCATTATCAATAATCTTATGACAATATGGGCATTCAACTTTAGGTTTTGGAACGTTTCGTAACGCATTACCTATTTTTTGTTTTTGTTCTTCTGACATAATAAACCCTTTACGTAATTTGCTTAGTTTTTCCTTAGTTTCGTCTGTCAATCGTTTGCCTTTTTTTGCTTTACTCATTTTACTTATAGATTCTGGTGAATGTTTCTTATTTATTTTTGACAAACTAATTAATCTTTTGGATTCATCTGACATTTTTTTACCAAACATTGGATTATTTTTCCCTGAATTATTTTTTGACATTTTTAATCTTGTTTTATCAGATATTGTTCTTTTCTTATTATTCAATCCTATTTTTATTTTGGTTTCCTCAGAATGACAGCCTTTAACACAATTTCCTCCCTTCCAACTTATATTGTAACCACCTTGAGAAACATGGGTTTTATACATTCTAATATATTTTTCTTGAGCATTAAATGCCTCTTGTTTTGTTAAAAAGAACTCAAGAATTTCTCTTTTAAAATTTTTCTTACCATGTATTTTTCTAGCATTATTAATAGCTATTCCACTTCCTAAATAGTTAATAGTATTCCAACAATTTAAGTCATCTGTAGAATGGTCACCTATATATTGCTTTCCGTTAATCAGATTTGTTGTAATGTAAACAAAATTGTATTTTTTAGACATATTTTTTTAATTATATATCTAATTTTATATGGAATTAATTTACTTTCTTTGATCTCCATAATATATTTTATGAATTTGGTTAAAATTAATATTTTTAAACGCATCAAATGGAGTAAAAAATGGGATATAAATCCATTCATTGTACTCTATCATCCTAAGTCTTTTGACCTTTTCTAGCTTATAAGAACGGTACCCATAGTTGAAGTTATTCCCACTCTTTCTTGAGAATGCCCTCACCATGTCCTGGCCTTTTCCTGACTTCACCACCTCAATGAACCTTTTGTTTAGGGCCAAAAGGTTATTTTGGGATAACTCTTCTGCTTCTCTGGCAAAGAAGTCCTTAAACGTCGTGTAGTATAGATCCAAGAATGATAACCTTATGTCAGGAGGAAGCATGTTCATGTTAATGCCCTTGAACATGCCAGATGACACTCCCATGCAGAATACCATTGGGACTACATCTATGAACTCTTTATGCCCAAACATCAACTGGACCTGGTCTGGTTCTCCATATATGAAAGTATACACCATTCCAGGAATAGGGTAGCCACCATTTAGAGATGCTATCAACCCCTCTTGGTCAGTTGACTCTATTTCAGTCTTCTTGCTTTCACCCTTTATGTTCTCAACAATGTACTTTACATAGAGGGTGTCGTATGCCACCCTCTTTATGTTGTTGATCCCCTTTAGGAACGCATATTCTTCTCTAGGGTTTAGCATGTCATCACTATATCATGTAGAGTATTCTCTACAAAATTTTTCATGTCATCTGTTGACATTTTATCAACACTGTCAGCAGGACTATGTGAATGGTACATAACACTGAAATCAGGTCTTTCATCGACCATATTTAAAGTTGTCAGCACGCATGAGTCATACCCGAATTGCCTAAAAATCATTGCATCATTGAACGGCGTTGAAATACTCAAACTTCTAGGGTACTTGGCTGTGATGCGTCTTCTTAACTCAGAGTTTGAATTGTCCACAAAAAAGTTATTCCCTACACCTGTTAGTTCAAGGTTTAGTATCCATTTAGGGTTAATTCCATTCTTCTTCATGTACTTTGACGCATAGTTCGAACCTGACCCTCCGTAAGGTGGTTCTTCACCATCAAGAATTAGAATATTCACAGAAGGGTTCTTCACCTTATAGGCAATCATGTTGATAACGGAAGCGCTGTTGTCATTTGCGTTATCGGACCTTATGTCTATAATATCATAGTGCGCTGATAGGAACTTATCAGAAGACCCAAAAGCATAGATGTTGTAGAAGTACTTCTTATAATGGTCGCTAAATGTTCTAATAATTTTATACTGAATACCTAACTTGTCCAACAGGGCTGTTAAGAACTTGGCCCTGTTTGAGTAGTTAATCCTATCAGTATCTCGTACTTTACAAAAGTTATACAGCTCTTCATACATATCGATTAGTTTTAATTTGACAAATATAACTACAATAGTTGATATAAAAAAATAAAATTATGATTCATAGTCCCATACGTCATCATTTGACTTCCATTCATTGTAGTACACCTTATGGGCAATTTGTTCTATAGAGCATTTGTTGTCCTCTAGGCACTCTTCTATTTGGACAGAGTGGGATTCAACCCTTTCGTAGGTTTCTAGGTAGTCATCACACTCCTCAGGATCATAGTCCATAAGGTATACTGTTATTGCATCAAATATGTCTTCAAGCTTTCGATTTATCTCATCCTTTGACTTTGGCCTTAGAACTGTATTTTCATTTATTTGCTCCCAGTACTGTTTACTGTAGAATACAACTTCATCAAGGTCAAGTTTCTCCTTATAGCCATCATAAAATAATAGCCCTAATTGTCCCATCATATACTCAATGAACACCCTATATGGTTTGCCTTGGTTGAATGCCTCAACGAATACCTTAAAATGTTCAGCCTGATTACTATCTCGAAATGAATCCTGGCTTAAGTTTAAAAACCCCTCATAATCCATAGAATCAGGGTTAATAACGTCATCTGTTGATACTATGCTAAGGATATCAAGGATGCTTGATACAGTGAACTTGTGTTCTTCTATAACTTTAACACGATCGGCTGTGATGTTTTTTCCCGATTTAGGAGAAAGTACAGACTCATTTACTGGTTTTGCTCTCATATCATTCAATTATTTGTATTTCTTACTTGACTTTTGTATTGTCAAAGTCAAACCTTCCTCCTAGGATCCCAAGCCTGTTCATCACATCCTCAGTAAACACATAGAAGTATGCTCCATTGCGTTTTGCCCATTCATCTATGGCAGCAAACTTGGCCTCATTGATTAAGTACTCCTTGGCCAGCATATTGAACCTCTTTTGCTCCTTTAGGCTAGAGGTTTTTGACGGTGGAACTGGTTTTTTGAGTTTTCCCTTTGGTTTTACCTCAATGAACCATTTTTCTGGCCTACTCCCTCCTTTGTCTATCTCAACCCAAAAATCTACGTTGTAGTTCTTCACCACCCAGTTTCTTGGATTGTTTGGATCAAGACCAAGTTTTTTGCATTCATCTAGTTTAGACACCCTATCATAGTATGGAACCTTTATTGGTTCTGATGACCATCGAAGTATAGAAGGCGACGAGTCACACCATTTTATTAGGGCAAATTCCCAAGAACTCCTATAGATGATAAGGTTTGGGTCGCCTACGTACTTTCCAGGGTTCTTTAGATCCTTAAAGTACCCTTGGTGTGTTTCTCCTTTTTTTAAAGAGCCATTCTCGTTGAAGTTATTCTTCTTAGGTACGTGCCACCTTTTGTAACCGTCGTTGAATCCCATTATTCGTAAAGTAAATTTTCTAGTTGTTTGTATATAGATCTTTGTTTCTTAAAGGCCTCTACTTCAAATGGTCTTTCGTCATACTTCATAGAAGGAACTATTGTATCCCCTTTCCATATGTATGAGTTGACATTTAATTCAAGGTCTCCTCTTTCATATTGGTGTATATGCACAAATTCATGACACATTGTGAGTTTTATCTTTGAAAGACCCATCTCAGGATTTAGAAATATGATGTACTTGTGCCTTCCAAATGGTAACTGTTGAACTATTCCATAGTACTCAACCTCTCCTCTATTGAAATTTCTTGGCATATTGTACACTTTAACTTCTATAGTGTCAAATTTAAAAATTAAATGTGACAGTACTAAGGCTATTGTGTCAACCTTTGGCATGCTGGTCATATTTGTGACCACTACACTTTTAGGAAATGTATGTTTGTTGAAGTGACGTCTGTCCATTAGCTGTTGACGCTTGTTGAGAAGCACGACAGCCAACAGTACTGTTATGATTGTTAATGCTATAAATACTATACCCTTTGTTTTCATTAGGTGTTTTTAGTATTTATCAGTGGTCATGGAACTATATCAAAGTTTTTAAGTTCATTGTAGTACACTTCTGCGCCAAACCCATCATTTCGTACTAAGAATACTTGTTTTGATGAATCGTCATTTCCTGAAATAACAAATTGATCGCCTATTCTTAAGTCGATAGGTAATACATCAATTCCACCAGGAAGAGTGAACCTAGCAGTAAACTCAGATGTGCATTGTATTAATTGTCCTATTTCAAATGGTTCCATACCTATTGAACTGTTATGTATGTTAACGTTGGTACTGACGTATGGACAAGTGTCCAATTGGTTTTATCATACGATAAGTACACAGACAGCTGGTCTATTGCTATAAAAGCAGCTCCTCTACCATAACTGCTAATTGACAATAAGTGGACTACTGCAGGAAGTGTAGCGACAAGATCTACTCCATCCTTAGCAGCGTTAATTTTATACAACCTGTTGTCATTACGCGCCCATAAGTACACCTCATCTGTCGTTTCATCAGGTGAAAATGTAACGGAAACATTTGTACCAAATGGAGAGGTGAAGTATGACCATGACGAACCTTGGTTAGACGAAATATATATACGATTATTTGCAGGGTTGTCATAGACTATTATAGATGCAGATCTATTCATAGTTGCCCTGCTGTCAGTAGAGTTTGTTAACGCAGTATAACTTGCACCATAGTTAGATGAAAAACAAACCTGTTTGCTCCTTGCCCCATAAAAATTGATGACATACTGTCCAGAAGAGCTACACCTAACAACTGTGTAGTCTCCTGTACCATTATTGGATATAAGAGACCAGTTTGCTCCTTGGTTTGTTGATCTTCCTGTTGTGTTGTTCATCATACCAGCAAATACATAGCTCTCGTCATCACTTGAGTCAAAACAAACAGCATTATTCCCCATTGACATTTGTGTAAAACTGTCCCCTGCGTTTGTACTTTTTAATCCGCCAACAGCAAACCCTCCAATGTAACACGTATTGTTTTGTTTATTCCAGTGAGTAAATTCTCTGCTGTCTGAAAAGTATTGCCATGCCCATGTTTCACCAGCATCATGAGATATGTGCTTTATTACACCTGATCCTAAAGACCAAATGACTATGTCCTGCAGGTTAGGCGAAACTGTGGTTCTAGAGCCAGCTCCTTGTGTCATTGATAGGAATTGGTATGTCATAGTGTAGCTTCCAGTTGACCCGTCATACCAATTTGACCCTCCATCCAATGTGTACTTTGGTTTATAGAGGTTTGACGCATGCCCAATAGCTAAAAATGGTGGTGTTATTTCTTGCCCATATGTAAGAAAAGGACTTCCTGATTGAGGATAGTACAGTAGTTGTCCATTATAGGTCAAGTACTTCATTACAACCCGTTAAATTGAGTAGATATTAGAATTGCTAACTGATACTTTTTTTGACTTTGGCATCTGTCCATATAGCTTTCTCCATCCCTTGGCAAACCCGTTCTTTATGATTTGTGTAATGTATGCAAACGCATTGGCTGATTTCTCAGGGTCATATGACCTCCAGTATAGGTAACAATCCATTATGGCAAAACTTATACAATCTTCCCTATCCTCTTCGTATATGTATGTAAAGTTAGCTGCGAACTTATTGGACATAAGGATGAACATCTTAAGTGCGTTGTCAGTTAGCTTATCATTGGCCTTTGACAGGATCAGTTCTTCCCTTAAGTCCTTGTTTTTTACGTGGTGTACTCCCATATCAAAAAATATTTTTAACAGTTTTTTAACAATTTTATTGTTGTTATTTACACAACATGTATTAATTTTGCTAGTTTACTATTGTATGAAAAAAAGCACATCAAGTTTTGATGCGCTGCCGGTAACTGTGAAAAATATTTTCTACTTGTCAGTTATAACACTAAGAGTTTTCTCTAACTCAGATATTTGTTGTTCTTGTATTTTTATCTGGGTTGCCTGCTCTTTAAATGTAGAGTCAATCTCAGGTATCTTTTTATCCAAGAATGTAGATAGCTCAACATACTGGTTTTTGACCTCTTGGATGTCGCTTCTCATCTTGGGCTTTGCCGCAAATATGTCAACTATTATGTATAAGAATAGCACAGCTACTATTGCAGAAATGATATAGGTTTGTGATGTTCTCCACTTTCTTTCCATATGGCACTAATTATTTTTTATGGGGATCAACCTTGGATTCTTCAAGGTTAGGTGTTTTTAATGATTCATTGTAAATTTTTGAAATCTTCTCAAAGGACTCATTCAATAACATAATCCTCTCTATAATTTCATCAGTATTTTTATCGCTAGACTTTAGGATCATGTCAAATTTTCTATTTGTTGTAGAGTTTAGTTCTTCTACCAATGAATGAAGGTTCTTTAAGTACATTATTACCTCTTTGTTGTACTCGTCCTGTTCTCTTTTGAAGTTTTCAAAGTTGTCAATCAGCTCGTATGTAGCCGTTATACCACTCTTCATGGCTTCTAGTTCTTGTGATCTTGATTCATCTATTCGTTTAGAGAACAAAAAGTACAATGTAGTTATTAGAACAGCAAATACCAGTACGTACTTGAGTGTGACTGGGGTTTTTTCCCAGAACCTATTTAGGTTAAACTTCTCAAATGATACTTGTAGCATTTCACGTGTGTTATTTTTATACTGTTAGTGTTCTTACTCTTGATCTTGGCATAGTAGCTGGGCCTGTCATACCAACAATTCTAACTGGGTCAGCGTCGCCTATGGCGCTTGTGTAGTCAATGGCATTTACTTTTACATTGTCTATAGCCTCTCCAGTCATTTCGTCTATTATTACACCGTCAACATACCCCTCTTCATTTGCAAAATCATTGACGTCTTCTAGAATTTTTACTTGGTTCTTTTGTAGAAGAACATTCTTTCCTTCCACCATTACATTTAGAACAGTATCATTCTGGCCATTTTGCCAGTCAGAGTACTTCACAAAGCATTTGTCAAGTTTTACTGGAACTGTACCTGCATAAATACCACACCTTACGTACTGTTCAAACAATGACTTAGTTGTGATATTCTGTAATGTTTCTTTATCAAATTCAAATGGGGGTTTTACTTCTGCGACAGTAGATTCACCCTTGATCTCCTTTTTATTCACAAGACTAGTTGACCCTTGTACTTGAATTAATAGGTCATCTCCTATTTGGCCAACAACAAACCCTTTTTTACCGTTTACCTTTACACTGCTTCCTAACTGAACTTCATTCAGCTTAGCTGGCTTTTTTTTTACAAACGCAGCGCTTTCAACAACCTTTTTGGGCTTAGCACTTTCAGCTACCTTTTTCTTTAGGTAAACTTTCTTCTTTTTAGTTTCTTTCTCTTCTTTATTGGAAGTTTCCTCTTTTACGAATTTGGACTTATTCAATCCATTAAAATTTTCTAGAGGCTCTTCTTTTTTCTTTTTCTTTTTTTCTTCATCCTCGTCTTCATCCTCATCCTCATCCTCTAGACCAAGTCCTTCATCGCCTGGTTCGTCAGTGTCGGCTTCATCCTCTATTTTAATGTCATTGTCATCAGATGATGTTTCTTCTTCTTTCTCCTTTTCTTCAGCCTCTTTCTCTTCCTTTTCCTTTTCAACTCTTTCTGCTTCAGATTCAGCTTCTTCAGAACCTAAGTTTACTTGGTCATCTTCAATAGCAGGAGTATCTCCTATTAGTTGTGTATCTTCCTGGTCAAATGTTACAGCAGATGCAGGTCTGTCAGCATTACCACCTACTTCAGTTCCGTTAGTGTTCTGACCATTTTGCCCATTAACTTCTTGGGGGATTGGTACAATATACTTTTTTCCATCTACGTTTATGTCAATAGAAATAGCCTCATCAATGGCCTCAGCCCTAAAGTACTTTTCTACATTGTTTAAGTAGTCTGAGTACTCAGCCTTTACCTCACGAAGTTCATCTTGAAGAGCTTCAATAACCTTTTGTGTAACTTCTTTTTTGTATGGGGAATTAGCAAACTCATTGATCTTTTGTGTGAGTTCTGCTATGTATGCATTGTACTCACTCTTGGTTTCTGCTATCTGTTCATTGATCTTTTGTTCATCTGGTAAAAGACCCTGGTAAAGTGATGTCACATCAAACTTAAGGTGCTCCATCATAATACCCTTTGCCTGCATAGGATTTACATTCCTATAGAACGTTGATTTGGCCAATTTTGGGTTATGGGTAGTGATGAACACATTGTCCCTTAACTTGAAAATATCAGCGGCATGGCCGGCATTTTCCTTTAAGTAAACCCTTTTAACAAAATCAATCTCAGCAATTTCGTTAAAGTTGTTGTTGACAAATTCCACTAAAGAGTAGAATTCGGTGTTCCCCGCCCATTTAGATATGTCAGACATGTTCTTAACATCATCTGCGGATAGTTTAGACCCATTAACTACTATGCCACCTTCATTTATGGTAGCCTTCATGTTCTTTCCATCAAAAATGGTCACGCCATTCTTATTGACCTCGATATTAGGCCTTGAGAGAACTTCACATAGCGACTTGAACTCTTCGTCAAGTCTTTCTACCTCTTGGTTAGGAAGCCTACTTATGTTATTGCCTTTTTTAACATAGAATGTCCTATTTACAGCAAACACAGCTTCATTTTCTCCTATGTATAGTACAGGAGAGTATACTTTTTCTATATCACACTGTGCATTGGCATACTCAAGTTGAAGTTCAGTCGCATCCATAGTTATGATGCTTGCCAGATCCCTTATGAATGGGTCGTATGTAAACTTAATGAGTGTTTCAGATAATTGGTGCTTGGTTTCTTGGTTCTTATTAGAAAGGTAGTTTTCTAGAACATCTGATATCAGCGGTACAAGGTAGCTGCTCCTAGACTCCTTCATGGTCTCGATGATCTTTGTGATGTCAACATCATTCTTGTACTGGCTAACTCTATCAGATATTTCCTTGATGGCATTACCAACTGTTGGGAAGTACCCAAAAGGACTTAGCGCTGATATGAACTGTTCGTACAGTCTAGTTTCATGAACACCCCTATCGAGAGCCTCTTTGAATTGTTCAAGGACTGCCTTTAACTCTTTACTCTCATTGAGTTTTGTAATGGCTTCCCTTACACCTAAATTTTTTACAGAGTACACCCTTTTTTGTGATGACACCCATTCATTTACCTCACTTAGGCTGTTGTACTTTGATAGGCTGTTGAAAAGGTTCTTAACGGTGATATTCTCTATTTCATGCTTTGCGTCTGGAGTTACACCATTATAGATAGACGATGTGATGGTTGACAGTGCGCTCTCACAAATATTCTTAACCTCAACAGAACCTGTTTTTTCCTTTAATTCGATAATCTTGTTTATCATCATTGTTATGATTTATTTGATAATTAGGAGTGTTTTTTCTTATATATTTATCATTTTTAAACACTCTTAGACTATTTTTATGTTATTCACTACACCAAATGTATCTGGATCATTTGCATTTGATATGTATATATCTATGTGTTTAAAATCTACAGTACCTGGGAACACTATCGACACGCTTGGATCTACCACTATTTGTGACGCAACATTATACTGTATATTTGCCCATATTGCACCATCAGGGGTGTATGATACATTACCTGCGTCATCCTTCATTTCCAACTGTATATTCATTGAACAGTCCAATAGTCCTGTTGTAAAATAACCACTATCTAAAATTTGGAATGATGAAGATGTAATCATTTTACTGGTTAGGTCTGGTGTTATCTTGACCAAAGGACGTTTTGATACAGACACATACTGGTTCTCTTCCCATATTAGTTCAGGCTCTTTATACGCAGTGAATGATGTTGGTATGTTCCATAAAAAATACTCATGGTTGGGCTCCATGAGTTGTATGTCAAACCTTTCGTTCTGCGCATAGTAGCTCCACTGTATGTTAACCCTATTGACTATTTTACCCCTATCCTTAACTGACCATTCAATCCATATAGGTGTTCCCTTTGGTATGATTGCCCCTTCATTTGGTGTAATCACACTTATTTCATTTATTGCTGATTTTTCTGGTACTGGGTAAAGGTTGTAGTTCACAGTTTTAACCCTAGAAGTTGCCTTCATCTCTGTAGTTGGGTCAAATACTGGTTGGTATGTTTCAATCTCAAGGTCAAATAGCACCCTTATCTTATTGTCAGATTCAAATGAGTAGTTTATGTTCTTCTCAGTTGTTATGTCATCAGGAAAACCTACAGTATTACCAACTCGCATACCCTTGTAGTACACATAGAAGGTTATATTCTTGTAGAACACTTCCCTTATGGCCTGTTCTATCTTAAGGGCGGTTATCTGCCTATCCACTATAAGTTCACAGTTGATCCTAATATTTAGCGGAATAGAGTATAGGTATGACACATACGTCTCAAGCCTGCCATCAACCTCTTTGACATAGCGACCTTGGACATACCTAGATGTTATCCTTTGTGATGATATGGATGAACCTGCGTACGTGACAATACCCCTTGGAACCATGTCAAAATTACCATCCACAGGGCGAGGTGGCATGCACTCTGCGTAGTGTGTGTAGAAATCCTGGTTGAACCTTTCATCTCCTGATTGGTTGTAGAACCAAGGAACCTGCACGGTTTCAACATCATCATCATCCCATACTTGTTCGTACTTTATCTGGTTGTTCAGTACATCAAGTAACCCGGCAAGAACGGCGCGAGTTAGGATATTCTCATTGTTGTATTTATGGTAAAGACTCATTGTTTTGACAGCTTATTTATGATATCTAACCGCTGTTGTATTTCTTCTAACTTAAATTTAGCCAGTTGTATTTCATGGTCAGTTATGGGGGTGTACTTTAAGCTGAATTTGTCAGACGTTTCAATTTGAAGATACTCGTCACACTCCACCATACTATGATTTGGCGGCATTTTTTGTAAAGAAGTCTGTAAAAAGGCAACTGGAGTAAACACTATTTGGTATTTACTGTTATAGTATTTTACACCAACTATTCTAACAAACGATTCAGAGTCATGCATAAATAACGTCCTACTACCCCCATGCGGGCCTCCTGTCTCAAACCATAGTTGGTCTGCATTATTGGTTATTGCATATTCTATTAGCTTTGGCTGATCATTTTCTACACCTGCTATTAAAATATCATTCATACTGGCCCCTGACAGTTCAAGGTCTTTTAGTATTTGTTCAATGCTCTTGGGACGTAGTAAATTAGAGGACTCGTTGATACTCTTAGCTCTCATTTAATGTTTGTTTTATTTATTTATCAAACATTAATCGTCAGCCATAATCTTAATCCTGTCCATGAACTCTTTGGGAAATGATTTTCTGCTCTTATGTATAAGGTCGCCTAATGACCCATCTAGTATGTATGTGATTGCCCAATCATTCTCATGCCTAACTGTTCTGCCTATGGCCTGCAAAATTTCCACCACAGTCTTCCAATTATACCATCCTTGGTCCATAGCCAATTTAGCTTTTACAAACCGGTCACCCAATGAAGGGTATGGGACCTTTGCTATAATTGAAAACCTTGCATAGTCATCATACATATTTAGTCCTGTTGTAAGACTAGGACCCATGATGACCTTTCCCTTGGACATTTTCATCATGTCCAATAGGGCGCGTTTTTCATCAGTACCCTTGTACACATGGACACGTTTTGCATTCTTAGGACTAAGGTTCTCCTTTATACTCTTGGCTACATCGTATGATGCAGTATGAATTATACCGCTATCTAACGGGTGTTCATCTAGGATACGGTTCACCTTGTCAAACAGCCATTGTTTGTTATTGGCAAAATCCCTATATGACATTCTTCGTTTTGGGTAGTAGTAAATGGGAGATTTTTCAAATGAAAAGGAGTTGTCAACCTTTACATACTTGGCTGATTTAACATTTATGTTCCTCATGTAGTCACTTGGACTAGCAAACGTTGCGCTCATGAGTATCTTAAACTTTGCAAACCTATGAAAAGTCCTGTTCATAAGGTACCGTTCTTCTATGCAATTGAACACTAGTTCATCACCTGATGGGTTCTTGACAATGTTCCTTGTACTAGTGGTATTTATTATTGAGTTGTAATCCTGTACCTTACAGTGGAGATCTTTTATCCAGTCACATATGAACAATGCCTCTCTCCATTCTGCGGGTGGCCGCTTATTAGCATACTCTTTGTTGACCTTTTCATACAGTACCTCAGATGTCTTGACGAAACTCTGCAAGGCCTTTTCAATGATTATGAGGTATGTACTCATTACATGCTGGTCTTCAGTCGCCCATAGTGTGTCTAACGACTTTGATATGGCTATTTCATGCTCAGTATGATCATGCACTTTATGGTTGTTGAAGAACTCTACAACCTTTCTAACCCTATCTATTGTGTTCTTTTGGAACTTAGGGGAAAAGTGTGACTGGACAATGTCCATTACCTTATGGGCCTCATCGCAGATAGTAAAATCCCTAGGAGGGAAAAAACTTTCCCCAGGTCCGTTTGTGTAGTTCTGCATAATAAGCCAATAACTGTAGTTGAGTACCGATGTGGATGATTTTGCTGCATAATCACGAGCTTTAAAGTATGGACATATACTGTAGCAATGCATGGTCTTCGCAACTTTTCTCCTTACTTTACAGCTGCCTAACGAATGTTTTTCTCCATTATCCGCACATATGTAGTTGTCTACTCCTTTTACTGTTCCCCAAGGTAATGACATCCTTTTAATATCATTCTCATATTGGTCTTGCAATGATATGTCAGATGCTAGTATGTAGCCTGTTTTACCCATGGAGTTTAGAACATATGATACTGCCATGGCTACCAATGATTTACCTGACCCAACAGGCGCGTCAAGTATTACAGTATCATGGGTTTTCATTATGTATGTGTATACTATTTCGTAGATAGCGTTTAGTTGTCCTGGCCTCCACGAAAAACCTTCGTTCAAATGATCGTCTACGAATTCCTTAAGGTACCCATTGACTATATCTTCAAAATCAGCCTTTGACTTTGGTTTAAGAATATCTAATGTTGACATAGTATTTTTATGTGAATATGTGTTCTAAGTTTTACAATAGCAAAAAAGAATCCATTAGGGTCCTTTTGTCTTGAATTTCTTCCTTAACGCCGACTTTATGTACCTCTCACAGTGCTCTTGGTACTTATGACTTGGTTCAGGGTTATCTATATCAGGGAAAAATGACACCCATAGGTCAGCCATTTCTCCATGAATGTTGTTGTGGTAGTCATCCATTGCAAAAATTAGAAGTTCTATTAGACTGTACTGACTATGTTCAGAATGATCTAGGGCCTCCTTGTACTCCTCATAGCTTACACCATTTATGAACCTATCCATTATTGCATTGAGGTTCTCCAAGATGTCCTTTTCATCCTTGGGCGCAAGTATTGATTCAACTAATGGATTTGGTTTTATAGTTTTCAAAAATTTTACAGCTTTATCATGTGTCATTTTCTTTGCGTGTTCAATGTCAGCGCCATACTGAACAAGTAGTTTTGCCATTTCAAAGTCATCATTGTCAAGAACTACCCTAAGCGCCCATTTTGGGATTTGTACCCCGTTATCTAACAAAATTTTTGCAGTACTCAGGTGTTTTTGTATTATTGCAAATGATAAAGCCTTTGACTCGTCATTATTCACATCGGCCCCATAGTCTATGAGAAGCTCTACAATATTATCGTACCCCTTTTGTGATGCGTTGATTAGGTTGTTGTTAAGTCTTAGCTTATTTATCTTAACAGCCATTTTTATTTGACTACTCTTCAATCATATCCTCGGGTCTTAACTTCCTGTACTTTCCATCAATTCTCATTAGGAACGATCCATCTTTAGTTTTTCCCATTGGAATACCCTCATGAACACCCTCTTCATTTTTAATCCTAAATGAAAGGGTACGCCTTGCATACTCTGGAACTGTAAGCTCGTTGTTGAGTACTGATTCAAAGTCATCAGTGATGATTATATCGTCATCATCTTCGTCATCAAACTCAGGAGTAAACGGAGAATCATCTACGACTACTTCATCATCATCTTCAAAATCATCAATTCTATCGATGTACTCATCACCTATACTCTCGTTAACAAATTTTGCTTTCATACTTTTTTAGTTTATTTATTTTAGACAAATATGAAAATACAGTATGCTATTGCCCATGTGTTTCTAAAACGTATTTTAGGTGGTAATCAAACCTAAGACTAATCATTTTTTGCACAATATCTTGGTGCTTCTCAATATCAACGCCGTTATTGTGTAATTTAGTTAGGTATGCATCTATGAGGTTGAGCATCCTATCATCAAATAGGTACACTGCGTTCTCGGCAATTTGTTCTATATCTTTAGATTGAAATAGGTTTTCATTTACAAGTTTAGCATTCATACTTGTATTTTATTCTATTTATCTAATTTGACAAGGTTTCTATTGTCAGGTCGCTAAAGCCGTCCCTCTTCTCTATGGCCATTCTGTAGTCAAAGAACTCTATGGGTAGTACTGTATGGTTGATGATGAATATGTTCATTGACATTTCCCTTGATGTTTTTTGAAGCAGGCCAATGATGTCATAGATACCATCGCCATCTATTGATGACAGCACCTCATCTAGCATGAAGATATTCAATGATGGGTACTTGCGTTTCAGCATCCTTATGATGGACACAAGAACAGCAAGGTCTACTCTTTTCTTTTCCCCTGTTGATAGTGTTTCAACATTGATCTCTATACCCAAGTGCTCCATGTTTGGCATGAATTCATTGT